GCTACTAAAACAACAACAGCTTTTGAATGTTTTGCAAAAGAAACTGCAGGTGGTGGTTCAACTTCTTTAGGATATTCTTCTGGTTCAGATTTAGCACAATCAACAGATTTTCAATATATAAACACAGCAAATGGAATTGGTAATGGTAATGATGAATGTTTAAGTGGAGAATTATTTTTATTTAGCCCAAGTTCTACTACATTTGTAAAACATTTTATGGCAACATGTCAATATCAACACTTTGAAAATTATTCTAGTAATGATCGTGTTGGTGGGTATTGTAATGTTACAGCAGCAATTGACGCTGTACAATTTAAAATGCATTCTGGCAACATAGATGCTGGTACAATAAAACTTTACGGAATAGCGGATTCATAATGGCAATATCTAAATTAAATTTTAACAGTTTAAATGTGACTCCATCTGCAAATTCAGTAATTGGTTTTGATTCAGGAGCCGATGACCTTGAGACAGGTGCAGGTGGTGGATCTATGGTGTTTATTAAAAAACTAACAGCTAGTTCAAGTGGCACATTAAGTTTTGTTGATGGAGCATCTTCTGTTGTGTTAGATTCTACTTATAAAGAGTACATGTTTATATTTAATAATATGCACCCAGCAACTGATAATGTAGATTTTATGTTTAATTTAAGTGTTGATAGTGGAAGTAATTATAATGTAACAAAAACCTCAGCTGCTTGTAGAGCACATCATAACGAAGCTGATGATGGATCTCCATTTATAAGATATGAATCAACAGCAGATTTAGCACAAGCAACAGGATTTCAAGGTTTAACTAGAGAAGATTTAGGTAATGCAAATGACAAAAGTGTAAGTGGTTTTTTGCATTTATTCAATCCATCATCAACTACATTCGTTAAGCATTTTATGGCTACGACACAAAGTGTCCATGAAGCAGATAGTAGTGATGAAAATTTTGTAGCTGGATATGGTAATACAACAAGTGCAGTAGATGCAGTTCAATTTAAAATGAGTTCTGGAAATATAGATTCTGGAACAATAACATTATACGGAATTAATTAATATGACAAACAATTTTAAAGGAGTAATATAACATGGCTTATATAGGCAGCCAACCCACAGTTGGTAATTTTCAAGCTTGCGATGCGATAACGACAAGTGCTACAACTACATTTAACTTATTAGTTGGTGGTGTTGCAATTAGCCCTCAATCAGCTCAACACTGTTTGGTGTCCTTAAATGGTATATTACAGGCTCCAATATCTTCTTACACAATTTCAGGCAGTACAATTATATTTGCAGCGGCATTAACAACGGATGACGTTATTGACTTTATAACAGTATTAGGTGACGTTTTAGATCTTGGAGTTCCTTCAGATGATACTGTTGGTGCAGCACAAATTAAAGCAGATCTTATTTCTGGAACAACTGCTTTAGCAGCAGAACCTGCAGACACAGATGAGTTCTTAGTTTCAGATGCTGGTGTTCTTAAAAGACTTGATTATAGTTTAATCAAAGCATCTCCAGCAATAGAATTAATTACTACCACAACAATTTCAAGTGGAACTGCAACTGTAGATTTTACTTCATTAGATACTTCTACTTATAAAAATTTTAAAGTTGTAATAAGCAGTGCTCATCCAGCTACTGATGGTGCTCGTATGTATATGAGACTTATTACAGGGACAGATACAGTGCGTGACGAAACTGATTATACTTATGCAACAAGTGGTCATAGACAAGATAATGCTGCATTAGATGGTAATTCTACTGGTGCTGCTTTTATTGATTTATCTCCTCAAGATATTGGTAATGGTAATACTGAAAACGCATCTTTTATAGTATATTTACATGATCCAGCTAATACGACTTTTCACAAATTAATAAATGCTATTTCAGGACTTATTAGTTCTGGTGCAAAAAGTGGTCATGGAGCTACTAATGCTAGATATGGACAGGTAACAGCAGTTACTGGTATGAGATTTTATTTTTCATCAGGAAATATTGATGCTGGAATTTTTAAACTTTATGGAATTAAGTAGGATTAACCTATGGCTATTCGAACTGCAGTCAACAGAGCACTAACAGCAATTACAGCGTTGCCTACAGCGGCAGCTTTGGTTAATGGTAATTTAACGTTGCTTACAACAGCAACAGCATCAAGTAGTGCAACATTATCGTTTACTTCAGGAATAGATTCTACTTATGATGTTTACATGTTTAAGTTTATAGATATTCACCCAGCAAGTGATGGAGTAGCTTTTTATGTTAATTTTAGAGATGGTGGAAGTGCTTATGATGCAACTAAAACTACAACATATTTTTTAAGTCGTAATGCAGAAGATGATAGTTCATCTGAATTATCTTATAAAACTGGACAAGACTTGGCACAATCTACAGCTTCTCAATATTTAACAGTCGATAGTGATAATAATAATGACAGTTCTCAATCAGGAGAGTTATTTTTATTCAATCCATCATCAACAACTTTTGTAAAACATTTTATGTCAAGAGTTCAAGGTGTCCAGACAAATCAACATAGTATGGAAAATTTTGCTTCTGGTTATTGCAATGTAACAGCAGCTATTGATGGTGTTCAATTTTTATTTAGTTCAGGCAACATAGATAGTGGAACAATCAAAATGTACGGAGTAGGAGATAAACAATCATAATGGCAATAGTCAAATACAACGACAGATCAATTAAAGATTTAACCACAGCTCCTGCAGCAGTACCAAGTTCTCCAGGTGCGTTAGTTTTAATTAAAACTTTAACTGCTAGTTCTAGTTCTACATTGTCATTTGTTAATGGCACTGATAGTGTTGTATTAGATGATACTTATCCTATTTATAAATTTGAGTTTATTAATATTCATCCATCAGAATCATCAGGTGGATTAACTGTTGCTTTTAGGGATGGAGATACTAATTTTGATGCAACTAAAACTACTACAATTTTTTATACTGGACACGATGAAGGAGATACAGGAACTGCTCTTTCTTATGTTACAGGTCAAGATCAAGCACAAGCAACTGGTGCTATGAGACTCACAGTAGGAGACGATGCAAATGATGATAATGATGGATCTTTATCTGGAACTATGATGTTATTTAATCCATCATCAACTACTTTTGTAAAACATTTTATGAGTCAAGTTACTTTTATGGGAGAGAGTAGTGGTAACCCTTCAACCAATACAGCTTACATGGCAGGTTATTGTAATGTTACAGCAGCTATTGATGGTGTTCAAATTGGTACAGATAGTGGTAATATGGCTTCTGGTAAAATTAAACTCTACGGGATAAAGGATAGTTAATGGCATTACCTTCAGAAAAATTAATTACAATAAACGATAGAGGAGCTAGAGCAGCTACTACTTTTGGATCATTATCAGCTGGCGGTGGTAATATGACATTTATTAAAAAGCTAACAGCTTCTAGTTCTGGCACTTTGTCTTTTGTAGATGGTGCAAGTTCAGTTGTCTTGGATAATACTTATAAAGAATATTTATTTACATTTAAAGATATTCATCCATCAGCAACAGATGGTACAATTCAATTTCAAGGTTCTACAGATAGTGGTTCAAATTATGGTGTTACTTTAACAAATACTCTTTTTAGAGCATACCATGATGAAGGGTCTACTGCAACAGCACTAGAATATAAAGCAACACATGATCTTGCACAAAGCACAAGTTTTTCTACTTTAAATTCTGGTGCATCTGGAAATGATAATGATCAATGTTGTGCTGGTTATTTACACATATTTAATCCGTCAAGTACAACATTTGTAAAACATTTTATGTCTAATTTTAATTCATATAATTCTAATAACTATACTTTTCAAATATTTACAGCTGGTTATTTAAATACTACATCAGCAATTGATGCTATTCAGTTTAAAATGGATAGTGGCAACATAGATGCTGGAGATATTTGCCTTTACGGAATACTATAAACATGCTAAATAAACACAAAGGAGAAAACTATGCCAAGATATCATAATATAAACGGTAACAGAGTACAATTTACAGCAGCTGAAGAAACAGCTAGAGACAATGAAGAAACAGCTTGGGCTAACGCAGCTCCTGCTAGAGCTTTAGCAGATCTTAGATCTAAAAGAGATGGTCTTTTAAAAGCATCTGATTGGGAAATTACATCTGAACTTGAAAAAGGTAATGCTATATCAGACGATATGAAAACCTACAGACAAGCTCTTAGAGATTTACCAGACGGTAAAGATACTGTTGCTAAATGTACAGACGCTACGTGGCCAACTAAACCGTAGTATAGCATAGGATAACACTATGTTACAAAAGGTTAATTTTCAACCAGGATTTAACAAACAAGTTACTGGAACCGGAGGTGAAGGCCAATGGATAGAAGGTGATAATGTTAGATTTAGATATGGTACACCAGAAAAAATAGGTGGCTGGGCACAACTAGGGTCCGTTGATCTAACTGGACGTAACACAGCAATACATCATTTTGTAAATGCATCAGGTATTAAGTATGCAGCGTTAGGAACTAACAGAATTTTATACGCATACTCTGGTGGTATTTTTTATGACATACACCCAATTAAATCTACAACAACTTTAACTAGTGCATTTTCTACAACTAACGGATCAGCAACTGTTACAATAACTTTTGCATCAGCGCATGGTATGAACAAAGGTGATATTATCTTATTAGATAATTTTACAAGTATTACTAATTCTGGTTTTACATCTGGTAATTTTGACGATAACAAATTTCAAGTATCAAGTATTCCAACAACTACTACACTAACTGTTACAATGGCATCTAACGAATCAGGATCAGGTGCAACTACATCTGGTGGTATTCGTGTTAAACATTATTATCCTGTTGGACCAGCAGTTGAAGTTGCAACAACAGGTTGGGGCCTTGGATCATGGGGTGGTGTACAACAAGGACAGTTTACATCAACACTATCATCAGGAATTAATGCATCGGTTACATCATTAACTATGGCTAGTTCAACATCATTTGCATCATCGGGTACAGTACAAATAGGAAATGAATTAATTACTTACACAGGAAATAGTGGTGGGACACTATCTG